TACCCCTGCAACACCGAGCATATGGAACGGATGCATAAGGATATTGTGCTCTGCCTGAAAGACAAACATAAAATTGAAAGTCCCTGAAATACCAAGAGGCATACCATCACTAAAACTCCCTTGTCCGAATGGATACACAAGAAAGACAGCAAAGGATGCTGCAACAGGTGCAGAATAAGCTACGCATATCCACGGTCTCATTCCGAGTCTATAACTAAGTTCCCATTGTCGTCCCAAGTATGCAGAGATACCGATGAGAAAGTGGAATACAATAAGTTGATATGGTCCTCCGTTATACAACCACTCGTCGAGGGTTGCAGCTTCCCAGATTGGGTAGAAGTGAAGACCGATTGCGTTGCTTGACGGGACAACGGCTCCCGAGATGATGTTGTTTCCATAGAGTAATGCTCCTGAGACAGGCTCACGAATACCATCTATGTCAACTGGTGGCGCAGCTATGAAAGCTATGATAAATGCTGTTGCAGCGGTTAATAGTGCAGGGATCATGAGTACACCAAACCAACCGACATAGATTCGGTTGTTGGTACTCGTAGTCCAGTCACAGAAACGCTGCCAGTTGTCAAATGGTTTGGTTAATGTGGCTGTAGTCATTTATAAAGTGTTTAAAAAATACCTGGAATGATTTGTCCAGTGGTTATGTATGTGCCGATTGCTACAATGAATCCAATCATTGCTGCACGACCATTGAGTTCTTCTGCGTCGTGTAGTAGAACTTCTGCTTCTTCTTTTTTCATAAGTCTTGGTGGTGTTTCGTTTGCGAAAATGTTTTGTTTACCGTATTCGGTTATGACGGTCATTGGATTAAAAGATAGGTGATAGGCGATGATGAACTGTCAGGTCGCCATGACTACCTAAAATGCAATGTTAGACCTTTCTAACTTCTCCATGATTGCCTGACGGTATGCAGGGTCATCGTTATATCTATCATCCTCCATAGCTTTAACCATCTCAGCTTGACTCTTAAAGACATCACTTGATGAGCTAGGTGGTTTACCTGTGATCATTCTTCCGTCTGTACCAACAGCATCGTTGTATCTACCCATCAATGCTTGTAGTGCAAAGTAGCAAGCAAGAGGATCACCCCTATCTACTACTGTATCATACATCTTTTGCTCTTGACTGGAAAGGTTGTTCTTAGCCCATCCAACAATTGTGTTGTACTTCTCCTCACCACCAGCTGATTCCATCAGTTGTGAGATGTTCTCATCAGTTAGAGATTGAGGTTGGTTAGCATGGCGATACCTTAAGTATTCCTTGGCTAATTCTCCTGGGTTAGTAGAAGCTAGTTCTTTTAATACATCCTGACTGAACCCATCTTTATTATCCCTCTGTTCCCAAAGAGAATCTAATACGCTGGACTCTTTATCTTTAGACTCTTCTTCTTTTGGCTCTTCGGTTGTTTCTTCGGAGACAGTTTCTTCAGTTTCATTAGTTGCCTCTTCCTTGGGTTCTCCTAATTTTTTTTGTAATTCTATGTAGGCGGATTCAAGATCTTCAGCACTCTTATATTTACCTGCTAGTAGTTGTTCTTGTTGAGTCTCCATCTCCTCGCCAACCTTAAGTGAGTCCATCTCTTCTTGAGTGAACTCAGGGTTATCGGCTGGAGTCTCATTCATTGTTAATGTTTCTGCCATTAAGCTCCTTGTGGTGGTTGTTGTCCTTCTAGTTGTTGAGCTAGTGCTGGGTTCTTAGTTGGGTCTGCCATAGGTGCCTTAGCTTCCTGTGCAGCTACCTTCCTTTCTTCCAATGCCATAGCTTGTTGTTGTTGTGCTTGCTCTCTCTGCTGTATCTCTTGCATTGAGGTGACAAGATTTAATACATCAATACCTTGAGCTGCAGCTAATCGTTTAATTGCTTCCTCTGGATTGATGAACTTCATCAAGGACTCTGGACCCATTGTTTGTGCAACAGTTCCTAAGAATGCAGTTAAGCTTTCTCTATCCTGTCCACGTCCAAGTGCATTAACACCTGCAACAATCGTAGGTTTAACTAAGTCGTTAGGTAAACGAGGTATCTCTCCTGTCTTTTGGAATACGTTTAGCTTTCTGTTTAAGTATGGCACTAGGAACTCAACAGTGAGTAGTGAGTACAAGCCTCCTAGCTGTTGATCTAATTCCATCTGTGTCATCCTTACCTCTTCCGCTGTAGTGCGTTCACTGTTCCTGACTTGCATGATTAGGAAAGCTTCACTTAGACGCTTCTCTAATTGCATTGCCATCTCAAACGCTGTACGGAAGTCAGCCGTTTTCCCCACTTGCACTACCCCGATATCGTCGGGTCGCCCTTGCACGATTGCACCGTTACCAGCGTTAGCTAGTGTCTGTGGTTTGGTTGTGCTACTTGGACTAACTGTGAAAACTACCTTTGCTGCAGCTGCACTACCCTCTACGAGAGCTTGCATTAATGCCTCAAGGGATTTCAAGTCACCCATAAATTCTTCTACCCTACCTCTACCGTAGGCTTCACCATCTACTGTATTGAAACGTAGAGGTAACCAAGGTGTAGCTGTTAATGGAGCCTTACCTCTAGATGCAGGTATAACATAATCGTAAACTTCCTGATGCCATACGACTCGGTTGTTCTCACGTCTTACATGAGTATAAACATCACATTCTTCACGGCTCGTGTACGAGCTTTCATCAATGATGTCCTCAGCCTTGAGTCCTAAGATCTCAGCAGGTACAATTCCATCTAATAATTTGTGGTTAATACGTTCTTTGGTGACAATTTCAATCACGTTGCCGTTACCATCTCGCTCTAATACATAACGATTAAGCGGGAACATCTTTAAACCTTGTTGACCCATGAAGATCAATACATTACCTGCGACAACCAAGTGCTTTATTGCTTGGTGTACGACCACACGGTCACTTGAGGCAGCGATTGATTCGAGTATGGTTCTCTCAATCTTTGCAAAGGAAAGATCTAGTTCTGACTTAGCCTCTGGTGGTATGCCACCTTCAGCTAATGAAGAGTCGTCGAGTTGTAATTTAAAGAAGCTTGTTTGTGGAGGTAGTAATGCAAGCATCAATTTCGATGCAAGTGTTACTACACCCTTAGCTCCTACTGATTGCCAAGGAGTTATTAAATTCTTAGCTCCTTTACTCTGCTCTTCCTCTCCTCTTACTAGATAAGGTAAGGTTAATTCTGTTGCTTGTTTCGCTACGTTTAGAAACTGGGAACGATCACTGGATAAACTGTCATATCTTGATTTAGCTGTCATTGTTTTATAAGTTTAGTGTGCTTATCTTCATTGATCTTCCTAACTGTCCAGTACCTGAACGTGTACGACCTGTGTTATAAGCTCTTGATCTTCTTATCTTCACGCCTTGTGCGCTATCTCCTAATGTTCGGTAGTTAGTATTAGATTGAGATATGTCTGTCAACCTTTTATTAAAAGCTGCAGCACCTTCATCGAATTGAGTTTGCCAAGCTTTATCTTTTGCTTCTAATTGTCCAGAAATATTAGAACCTAATTTACTAAGAGCTGCCTCCCTATCAGAAGTTAAGTCAGTTCTTAATTGTTCTCTACCAGCAGAGGCAGCTGCAGCAGCATCTGCAACAGCTTCCGACTTAGCTCCAGCTATATCTTCAGCAGTTTTAGTAGACAAGCCTAAGATATCTGCAGCTGTTGAACTTCCTAGATCGGTTAACTGTTTAGTAAAGTCAGTACCTTGATCACCTAACTGTTTAGAAAACGCAGCTTCTACATTAGCTAAGTTAGTAGCAGCATCAGTTTTGTAATCTCCAAATGATCCTTCAAGTGCTTCTAACTGTTGAGATGTAGTACCAAGACCAGAGGTTAATGTATCAATACCAGATTGTAAGGTGTCAGACTTTGAGAATAGAGAGCTGATGTCACCACCTAAAGCTGACTGTACATCTCCTAACTTACCTTCAAAGGTTGTTGATAAATCAAAGACATCATCACCAAACTCTTGTCTTAGGTTGCCTGCCATAGCTTCTATGTCTGAGGCTGTACCA